ACGTGCGCGCGCCAACCGCCGCCGTGAGCGGCGTAGGGTCCGTGGTCGTCGGGCCGCGCTCGAGCTCCTGCTCGCGCGCGCTGGTCTCGCCGGCGAGCTCGGCGCGGATCTCGGCGATCCGGTCGTCGTCGGCGGTCAGGTCGGTGAGCGTCCTGATCCATTCGTCGAACGGCTCCGTGGCTGCGAGCTCGCGGTGCGCGATCCAGGCGATGTGTCTCCACATGTGCGCGCCGTCGGTCCCGTCCGGCATCGACTTACCGAATTCGTCCTCGAAGCCGATCATCGTGCCGGGCCCGGCGTTGAGCACGTGCCAGCGCCCGCCGTGCTGGACGGCGAAGGTGATCATCGGTCGACCTCCTACGCCGCGGCTGCGGCGGTCGCCTTGCCGCTCCTCGAGCTCGGGCTCGAGCTCGCGGCGAGCGCGGCTGCGCCCGTCCAGCTCGGGGCGTCGCTCGTGATCTGCCAGTTCGGCGCGTCGGCGGCGAGGATGGCGAGCGCGAGCGGTAGCCGGATCGCGTCGGTGCGCGCGAGCGTGAATTCGACGTCACCCGAGATCTCGGTGCGCTTGGCGTAGAAGCGCCACGTCGAGCCGAGGTCCATCCATTCGACGATGACGGCGTGGATCGCGCCGCCCGAGGCGTCGGGCGGTGTGTAGGTGGCGATCTCGGCGGGCGCGGTGCCGGTGACGGTCAGGTCGCCGCCGCGGAACGCGAGCTCTACCGACTCGGGGTCGAATTCGAGCAGCTCGAACGTGAGCTCTTTCGGCTCGGCGGTTACGAGCCGGCGGACGGCCTCGGCGGACTGCCAGGCCATGATGTCCTCGGTATCGCGGCTCAGCGTGAAGGTGACGCCGTCCTCGCCGACGTAGCCGATGTTGACCCAGGGCGCGGCGAGCGCGGTCAGGTCGACCGGGGCGGTCGTGCCCTCCGGGGCGATGTGGATGCCGCCGAACGAACCGACGACGACGTTCTCTGCTTCGAGTCCGGGCATGGCTTAGTGCTCCTCTCGGGTGTCGGGTAGGAGTTGCGTCGGCGGGTCGCCGGCGCTCGAGCTCGAGGTGGTCGGGCTCGGAGGCCGCCGTGACGATGACGAAATCCTCGCGGCGGCTGCTGCGCTCGGGGAGGCCGGGCGCAGGTAATAGGTCACGTCGATGAGCGCGCGGTTGCGCGGCGGGGCGAAGCTGTCGTCGGGGACGACCCGGTACGGGCCTAGAACGGCCTGCTCGGCGCGCTCCGCGAGCAGGGCTCGTACCAGCGAGCCGAGCCGGGCGACGTCGCCCTTGCTGCCGCCGTAGACGTCGATCTGGATCAGCGCCTCGTCGAGCACGAGCGGCCGGCCGACCTTCGGCGTGCCGCCGAATCGGTGGACGAGCAGCAGCGGCTCCGGGCCGGCCTTGGCGGGAAAGACGGTGTAGACGCGGTCGGCGACCGGGCCGAGCTCGGGCTGCGCGCGTAGCAGCTCGGCGAGCTCCTGCTCGGCGTCGGGCAAGGTCTGAACATCGAGGCTCGTCACCTAGTGCCCTTCCCAGGTGAAGCCGAGCGCGCGCGCGGTGTTCTCGATCGGCCGGTAGGCGGGGTTGTAGCGGGTGCCGTATTCGAGCCAATGCCAGAGGAACGGGAGCCCGGTTACGTGCGCGGAGCCGTCCTCCTGCGGTTCGCTGCGGAGCGCGCCGGTGTAGATCCGCTGCGCGACGCCCTGGTTGACCGGAACCTGGGCGGGGATCGCGCGCGCGAGCTCGGCGGCCGCGGCGGCGACCTGCTCGGCGCACTCGTGCTCGATGATCTCCTCGGCGCCCGGGCGCAGGATGAACTGCCGGCCGGCCATCAGCGGACGCGCACCAGCGTTGCTTCTACGTGGTCGACGGCTCCGAGGCGCGGGTGCCAATGGATGCCCGGGTCGCCGGCGAGCTCGTAGGTCTCGCCGTCGAGCTCGAGCGCGTCCCAACCTCCGACGTCGGCGGCGCTCGCGGGTAGGAACACCCGCCATTGCGACGTCTGGAGGTTGTCGCCGTGGTCCTCGCTCGAGCCGGCCGGCTGGAGCTCGCAGACGATCGGCTCGGCGACGACCTCCCAGGTCGGGTCGCCGAGCTCGTCGGCCGGGCCGGTCGGCGTGCGGCGTAGGAGCGTCGCCTGCCGGGTTAGGAGGTGGTCGATCGTGCTCATGGGGCGGCGGCCGCGATCGCGCGCTCGTCGGCGGTCTTGAGGAGGTTGTCGAGGTCGCGCTGCCACCAATCGATCGGCCAGCTCGAGCTGCCGGCGGCCGGCGCGGTGTTGAGCGTGTAGGCCTCCTGATGTCTCGGCGCCCAAGGGTCGAGCGCGGCGGCGAGGTCGCCTAGTAGCAGCACGACGTTGTCGAACGTGAGCGGGCTGAAGAGCCGGTAGCTGTAGCTGCCGACCGACTCGGATTGGACGGCGCCGGCCTTCGTGAGCGCGGCTCCTGCGAACCTCGCGGCGAGCGCGAGGCCGGCGGCGTGGATCGGCGGCGGTACCGGCTCGGGGATCGTGCCCGGCCAGATGTACGCCTCGATCGTGATCTGGACGAGCTGCGCGCAGCGCGCCGCCTCCTCGGCGTCGAGCCCGAGGAGCTCGACGAGCTCCTCGGGCGTTACGACGGCGGGCTGAGCGGGTGTCGAGCTCAGCTCTCGTCCTTGGCCTTACTGCTGCGGCTCGAGCGGGTCGTGCCGCTCGTCCATTGCGCGGTGGCGAACGGCTGGCCGGGCCCGTCCGGCGTGAGCGGCGTGCCGATCGCGGCTCCGAGCCGCATGTAGGCGCGCATCGCCACGAGGTCGTCCTGGAAGGCGTTGGCGATGATCGCGCCGGCGCCGTCCTGGAGGATCGCGCTGTCGCTCAGGTCAAACCGAATGTCCTGTCTGATCCCGATGACCAGGTAGCGCCAATCGCCGACGATCGCGTCGCCGTCGGTCGCGTCCCAGGTCGCGCCCTGCTCGACCTGGAGCCCGTAGAGCGAGCGGCCCGGGACCTGGTCGGGCAGCGCGCCCTGCGCGCGGTATTCCTGCCGCAGCGCGGTGCCGATCGCGGCGCTCGCGGCGATCCCGCTCGGCGTGATCCCGGAGCCCTCGACGAGCGCGAGCGCGCCGTCGAGCGCGGCGAGCGCGTCTCCGGGAACCCCGACGTCGGGCGGCGGGAGGCCGGCGACGCCGTTCGGCGGGAAGCTGGCCGGCTCGCCGTTGCCGAAGAGGAGCGCGTCGTCGATCACGATCGCCATCGCCGAGGCGATGAGCGGGCGTACCTGGTCCCAGACCGGGAAGCCCGCGTCGTCGATGAACGCGGACGGAATGGCGAGCGCGCAGGCGAGCTCCTCGGGGACGATGTTGTCTCCGGTCCACTCGATCTTGGTCGCCGGCTTGCGGCCGCCCATGCGCGGGTTGACCCAGCCGGCGACCGGCAGCGCCGACACGACCGGCAGCGTCGCGAGGCCTTCGGGCATGCGAAGTGTCGTGCCGAGCGCGAGCGCGGCGCTCTGAACCTCGACGGCGTCGAGCAGCTCGGTGGCGACGCTGGTCGGGATCAAGCTGTCGTAATCGGTAGCCACGTGCGAACACCTCCTGATGTCGTCCTAGGAATGAAGGCGTCCAGCACCTTGGCTGGAGGAACGTTGCGCTCCGGGCGCGGCTGCGAGCCCCTGCTCGCGGGGTCGAGGCTACACCCGGGCGCGGTCGACCGCTACTTGGCGCCGCGGCCGGCGGCGCGTCGGAGCCAGTCGGAGCCGTCGTCGGCGGTCGGCGTGCCGGGCGTCGAGCGGGCGCCTTGCGAGCTCCGCTGCAGGCCTCGCGCCGGCGCCGGCTGGTCGCCGTTCGGCGCGGCGAGATAGGCCTTCTCCTCGAGCAGCTTGGCGATCGCCTTGTCGAGCTCGCGGTCGCGCTCGTCGAGCTCGAGGAGCGCGTCGACGTCGAGGTAGCGGACGGCGTCGGCCGGGTCGGCCAGCTTGCCGGCGGCGGCGGCGCGGATCTCGGCCTCGAGCGTGCGGCGCGCGTGGACGCCGTCGGCGGCGGCGCGTCCTCGAGCCTCGGCCTCGGCGACGGCGCGCTCCTGGTCGCCGAGGCCGGCGCGCTGGAGCTCGTCGCGCTCGTGCTCGGCGGCGCGGAGCCGGCGGCGGTAATCGGCAGCCTCGCCCTTGAGCGCCTCGATCCGTGCCGCGGCCGCGGCCGGGTCGGAGCGGATCAGCTCGAGCGCGGCGGCGTCGGGCGCCGGCGGGTCGGGCGGGTCGGGAGCCGGCGGCGCCGGCGCGGGCGGCGGTGGTGTCGGCGGCGGTGTCGGCGGGTCG